CAATCAAGAAATTATACGTGGGAAGAACTTGCAGGTCAGTTATATATTGTGGAGTATGAGGAACTTGATGACCTACTTTCAATACCTTATGCCAAGTTTCTTGCTAAATAAATAAAAAGTTTGTATTTAGATGACGACCCTTGCAGGACACTACGGTTCTGATGATGTAAGCAATAGATTCCCAGTACCTGCATTAAAAGGAACTAGGAGTGCGAATGAAAAATATTTTGTGCTAGTTGACAAAGAAACTGGTCAAAAGAAAGTATATAATGAGGAATTTGGTGCCGATAAATTTGTAGGATCATATGATAAAGGTGGAGAATTTGTTCCCAATGAGAACTGGTGGGGTGGTGCTCAACCAGAAGAAAAAGAATTCTTTAACTCTGATAAAGGTAAAGAATTAGTTAATGGTCAATCAAAAACCATAGCAAGAAATGGTTTACTTGAAGAAGGTTTTACTCCTGAAGAAGCAAATAAGAAAGCCAACACTCTTGCCAATTCTAATAATGCAAAAGAAGAAGAGGAACAATTAACTAAAAGTAGAGCAGCACTCTCAGCGAATATAGCAGCTGATAAAAATACAAGAAATAAGTTTCCTAAAGATCTTGTCTATCCTACAACAATGAGACGAGAGGGTTTAAAAGCACAGGATGTGATTAAATTTAGCATGATGAAATATGAACCAAAGGATGTTCGTGGAGATGATGGTAAGGCTTCAATTACTTTTTCTGAAAGATCCACTGATATAGAAAATAGGAGAATTGGATCTGTTCTTCTTCCCATACCTGGTGGCATTTCTGATAGCAATCAGGTAAGTTGGAATCAAGAAAATATGGATCCTGTTGCTATCGCAAAAGCAGACCTAGCATTAAGTGGAATATTAGGAGGCGGTCCAGGTTTTGTAGAAGCTGCAGGAGGTATTGCAAATACTTTGAGAAACAATAAGAGTGTTAAAGAAGGTGTTGCTAATATAATCGCAGGTGCAGCATCAGGAACTGGTAGTCAACTACTAACAAGAAGAACAGGAGCAGTGTTAAATCCTAATATGGAATTATTATTTCAAGGTCCACAACTTCGAGATTTTACTTTCCAATTTAAATTATCACCAAGAAGTAAAGATGATGCAGAGGAAATAATAAAGATTATCAGATTCTTTAAACAAGGTATGGCACCAATAAGAAGTCAATCGAGATTGTTTCTCAAGAGTCCACATACATTTCAACTTCAATATCTTCATCGGAATGAGGATCATAAATTCTTAAATAAATTTAAAGAGTGTGCATTGCAAGGTTGCACAGTAGCATATGGTGAGGGACAATACTCTACATATGAAGATGGTATGCAATCTTCATACAATATGCAATTATCATTCAAAGAACTTGAACCAGTATTTAATGATGAATATACTGGACTTGATAATAATCAAGACACAATGTTAGGTTTCTAAAATGTCAAATTATTTCCGAAACGTTCCAAACTTTGATTATGTTAGCAGACTTCCAAATGCTAAAATATCTGATTACGTTACAGTAAAAAACTTTTTTAAAAGAGGATTTCTTCGAGAAGATATATTTCAAGAATTATCTTTCTTCACCAAGTATAAAATTAAAGGAGATGATAGACCAGATAATGTTGCTTGGAATTTCTATCAAGAATCTGAATTGGATTGGTTAGTATTGACATGTAATAACATAGTAAATATTCAAACAGAGTGGCCTCTTACTCAAACAAATTTTGATAGATTTCTTTTAGATAAGTATGAAACTCATGAAAAATTAAATGATATACATCACTATGAAACAATAGAGATTAAAAATACAGATGGAAACGTGCTTCTTAAAGAGGGTCTTGAAGTAGATAAATCTTTTTCAATGACATATTACGATGACATCACAAAAAAACAAGTTACCCCAACAGTTTTTACAAAAGAAATAACAAACTATCAATTTGAAGAAAAAATAGAGAATGAAAAAAGAAATATATACTTACTAAAACCAAGATATCTTAATATAATATATGATGACATGGAAGAAATGATGTCATATATAAAGGGTTCCAGTCAATATAAGACTGAAACCCTTAAAGTTGCTGATAATATCAGACTGTATACTTAACTCTCTGCTAACTTCTGAAAGTAAGATAGAGCATCATCTTCATCTGATGATGAACCTACTGCTGCAGTAACAGTTTCTTCTGCTCTACGACTAGCAAAGTCTGGTTTAGAAGAAGCAACTGGTACACGAGCATCATCCTCATCAAATACCTCTTCATCTACACGACGAGCAGGTTTCTGACCAAGAACATATTTCAAACGCTTCTGAAGATCTTCATAAGATTTGAATTGATCTGCTGCAGTTATTGCTGTGAGAGAATACTGCTTCTTCCACAATGCTTCCAGTGCATCATCATCTTCAAGAAGTGGTGATACTGCATCGAACTCTGACTTATCATAGTTCCAGAATCCATCCTTCTTGACAATCTTCAATTTGAAGTTAGCACCTTGCCAGAAGTCAAAAGGATTGATTGGAGTTTCATCCTCAAACTCTGGTTGCATTGCTTCCATTACCTTGTCAAAGATCTTCTTACCAAATTTATAAAGGAATACTCCACCCTCATTTTGAGGATTGGTAGGATCTTTTACAACATAAATGTTTGCATAATAAGATAGCTTACGCTTCTGTTTACGAACAGTATCTTTATCTGCTTCGTTACCACTGTTCCATAATTCACGATTGTGTTCTGAAACAGGATCTTTACCACCAGTTGTGGTTAAAGAGTTTTCAATATACCATCCACCAGGACCTTGGAATGCATGTGAATACATCTTTGCCCACGGTAGATCTTCACCATCTGGTGCAGGAAGAAAACGAATAACGGCATAACCATTACCTGCTTTATCTAACTCTGGTTTCCAGAGACGTTCATCAGCACCTCCACCTGATGTGCTCATCTTCTCCACTTCTCTAACCAATTTTTGTGTTAAAGACCCTAGAGAGGATTGTTTTTTTAAGTCTGAAAAAGACATTCGGATTACCTCGGATTTATTGAGATTTGGCTTGTTTGTACTTTGTTATCTTAGTTCTTAAATTAATTTTTGTCAAGGTTATTTTTCATATTCTGAACAACCTGTCCCATTTCAGCAAACAAACTGTTCATATCAACATTTTTTGGTAGTCCCATAGAGGAAGCACCTTCAATAATTTTTTCTTTCATTTTCTTTGCTTGAGGATCATCAGATAAACTCAAACGAGTATAGAGAACTCTCTGCTTGTCGCAAAGTCTCTCTAGAATCTCAACATGATAACGTTGATCTTCTTTTGTCATCATCGGATACTTGAATACATTTGTATAAACTTCTTCTTGAAGTTCATGTATTTCAGCCATCTCTGCACGGACTACATCAGAATCGAAAAAACTCATAGGATAATCTCTTTAAGAATCTTTTTATAACGAGGTACATTTATATTTAGGAAAGGATCATACTTTTTTATCTTTCGACTTACGGTTTCCCATACAGGATCTTTCAGTCGTTCATCAAAATCTTTTCCATATTCAAATATTCTATCACATATAACCATAGTTTCGAGTGAGGTATCCCCACCCAAATAACTTTTAAGTATTGGAGGATGTCCTCTACTACAATCAAATACATCATCAACTTTCTTATCATTGAATAAATTATTAACTTCTTCCCTAAAAACATATGAAAGTGATTGTACTTTCTTTTTCCAATCGGTATATCTATCTTCTCCTTCCTTAATCATTTCACCAATCCACATTGTTGAAGGATCAGTAGTGCTCACAAAATTAGATACAAAGAAATCTACTACTTCCTTATCATTCTTCTGTCTTGAAAACTTCTCAAACCAAAACCTATCTTTTCTCTTATAGAAAGCCTCTCTTGTTGCTCTTACTTTACCAGCATACTTATGATAATCATAGTTATCTTTGGTAAAGTGATTCTTCATTGCAAGATAACATTTATAGGCATCAAGTGGCATCATGAAAAAGTAATAGCGACATTTTTTACTGGGAAATTTTTTCCCACCTTTTTGAAATTAAAGAGGCAATTTCGCACGAGAACTTCTCTTTAAAAAATTAAGTTCCTGTGCTTCATATTTAATCTTTTCTTTCAATGGTTTAGATATGAGTTTAGGCACTGACTCTACATCTATAGAATTCTGTTCACAAAAATGTATGATGGCATCAATGTAATTCATTTCTGGATTGATTTGCACAAGACCTTCAATCTCTTGAGCAAATCGAGAAGGACAAAAGAATTTAGATTCTAATACCTTTTCTAATTCATTCTTCTCCATTCGGTGTCCTAGTATTGTGAGATACAAATTCTTTTATATACCGTACTAATAGTTTAATATAATCCCCTTTGTTTCGTTTGTCAAATACTTTCACATCACCACCAGGCGTGACCATGATAGTAATTAGTTTTGTCACAGGGATTTCAGTTAGTTCATAGTATGCAGCAGCATAAAAAGTTTCCTGAACAAAGTAATTTTCCAACCACTTTTCAGGTTTGATTTTTTCAGATGTCTTAAAGTCTATGACTGCTAATTCACCCTCATACTCCGCTATGCAATCGACTCTACCTGCAAGACCAAGGTATTCAGAATAAAGGGTTCTTTCTATAGCGTGTATGTTATTTATCTTATCAAGATATGGTTTAGCATGATGGAACATGAACTTGGTGGCAGGTCTAAACTGTTCCCAATCAATTTCATTATTCCGCATGTAAACTTCTACTGCTTCATGGAAATCAGTTCCACGAGTAGTTGCTTTCTTTGTGATACGATTAGCCTCTTCAATACCAACTCGCTTCCGCCAGTCAACAAAGATTTGTCTATTATAAAAGGAAGTCACAGATGTAATGGAAGGAACCCATTGACCATCAGGAAGATTATATAATCTTATACCATTAGTTTCTTTCTTTTTTAATTCAAGATCACCTAGATAATTACAATGATCAAAAGTCATAAATTCATTTCCAATTTAGCAAGTAGATATTCTTTTACTAATCCAGATCGAACAATGTCTTCGATACCAAATTCAATAATATCAACTGATGGCATAATGCGAAGGATCTTCATAAAATCACTGACACCATTTCTTTCATTGGTTTTGATAAGATCTGATTGAGTGGCATCACCACAGAACATAATCTTTCCATTATCACCTATCCTTGTCATTATACTATCAAGTTCATGATAATTCAAGTTTTGAAATTCATCCACTATAACAATAGCATTATCTAAAGTTGTACCACGAATGAATGATGTGCTCCAGAATGAAATAGTCCCTTGAGTTTTAAGATTACCATAGAGCATTTCAAAGTCTGACTCTGAAGGCATTTCAAACATAAACTTTACCATATTCTTATAAGGAATTTGATAAAGCGATGACTTATCCTCATGATCACCTGGTAGGAATCCAATCTCTCTTGTTGCTACAAGAGATCTAACAATATAAATCTTTTCATAAGGAGTCTTTGGATCAAAAACATCCTTTAGTGCATTGTAAAGTGTAATAAACGTCTTACCTGTACCTGCTGCACCATAGGCAACAAGGTTTTGATTATTAGAATAGCAACGAAATAGTTCTTCTTGATTTGTTGTGAGGGGTTCAATCTTCCTCATCAAATCTAAATTAATTGGTTTTTTTCTTTTCATTTTTCTATTACTCATTCCATATGGAACGGCACTTTTACTGCGTGATTTTGCTGTCATTAGAATTGATAGTCTCTGTTTTTACGAACGGTGGCACCTGGTTGTTTGGATGCTCTATCAAGAACTTCATTCCAACCACTGGAGTTCGCTTCTCCAGTCCATCTAAACATCTCTTGAGAACTAGCACATCCTGCTTGCCAGTCTTTATCCCAGTCAGGATTATCCTTTCTCCACTGATCGTATTGCTTCATAGTCATAGAGAGTTCTTTCTTCTCTTTAGACTCTTTATGTATAACAGGGTATGTTGGCATATCAATATAAAGTTATGTGAAAGTATTTAGACCCATTCAAGGGCTTCAGCAACAGTAGGAAACTGTTGATTAAAAATAGAACGAACTCCCTCTGCAACATCCATGTGTTCTTTTTGAGTTCCATGTGCAGAACGTAATTCAATGTAATGCACCCATGACCTTACACTACCAGTCATATACAAACGTGTGGGTGTAGCAAGAGGTAATACAAATCTTGCACATTCTTTTGCTATTCCTGCCTCTAACATCTCTTTATATAATTTCATTCCATCTACAAAATGCCTTTGCATTTTTAATTCAAAATCTTGTTTGACGAACTGATCTACATCATCAATACTGTTCTGCCTGTTCTTTGTATCCTGACGACGTAGCTCTGGTAAAGGTATCACATCACCTAACATACTACTATCAGCATACCTTTGAGAGAACTCTTGGTATGTGAATGATCTATGTCTTAGTATCTGTGCTGCAAGTCCTCTGGTAGTATTGATCTCTACCGTCATGAATGCTTGCTCAAAGACGCTCCAGTGACCGTGCTTGATGCAATACTTAAGAAGACCAGCAAACTTATCATTGTCTTGATTACTGGGGTTACTGACACGAGCAACATATGCCATGTGCTGTTCAGCATCAGGTGTAGCACTTACTAATTTAACACTCATTTTAAATCCTCATAACCGAAATAATCTTTTAATGCCTCTAACATAATTTCTTTTAATTCTGCTCTTTCTTTATCAGAAAAAATAGTTAAAGGTGTTGGGTTGAATGGTGGGTAGATAGGATTACCATTAGCATCACGAGGATATACATTATCGGTACATCCCTTCGTTGCAGGACCACTTAAACCTTGGGTATCAATCTTATCCATTAGTCTGCGTATCCATCATCGTCATCATAGAGTTCATCATAATCTGCTAGTGGTGGTTTAAATGCAGGTGAATTTTTATAAGCATTAACATCCGAATAAACTTCAGATTCAAGTTCTTCTACAATCTCTTTAAGAGCCATGACTAAAACTTTTAGTTTTGCTTTATTCATATGATTACTTTTCATCTAATTATAATATAAAAAAAGAGGGGTGTAAACCCCTCCTTAATTTAACTGCAAGGAATTGCCTTGCTCTTAACCTTGATACCACGATACATTAAATCATGGTTTCTACGCTGATCTGCTTCAGCGAGTACTCTTTTGTTGTACTCTTCAGAGTCGTATTCGACTCCACGGTAAGTGACTTTTGCCATTGGCTT